AGATACTCCAAAAGAATATCTTTCTCTGGCTTTAAATCTAAGGTTACCTGTATCGAAGTCAGGTTCCATCTTAGTTTGTAGAGGAGTTCTATTAAACATCTTAGTACCATTAGGTATGTCAGTCTTAATGAACCATGCGTTAATATCTGAAAACCTTCTGTTTACAAATATACCACCTGGCATCATTCCCATACTTTTAATAGCATTGATGTCATTAACATTAGTAGCACCATTTGCTGCTGTTGTTGGATTAACTCCAATAGCAGTTGAATAGTCACTTCCTAATATTTGATTAGCAGTAAATATCAAATCTGTAGGAACATGAAGTGATACTGATTGAGCACCAATTAAGATACCTCTATCATCTTCTTGTTTTTGGATTTGTATTACTGCAGTCTCAATAGCTGCTTCTGATAAAGCTGCTCCAGTTGCAGTGTTAGTTTGAACACCTGCAGATATTGTTGGGTGAGAGTCACTAAAAAATGGTTGCCCATCTCCTATTGCATCAGCACCTGCTGTACTAAAACCATTGTTGTAGATTTTAGCAGCTTTAACCTGCTTAGTATTTGCCATTGCTCTAGCTAAACCTTTTGCTCTTAACTTTGCAAAAGTATCATAAAGGTTATCTTCCATTGCTTCTTCAGTAACTGCAAAAGCTAAAGCAAT